ATATAATATATAATATAGATATATAATTAAGTTATTTAATAATAACTTATATTAATAATAAAGTAAAGGACAAGATTATGTTAAGTAAGACTACTGCATATCCGCAAAATGTAGAAAATCCAAAATATCCCGAACAATACGCAGAATTTAAGCGCATTGTTGATGTTATGTACGAAATTCATAAAGAAAAGATGAATGACTATTCGCCACAGAATATGTTAGGCACTGGTGAACTAGGCGCAATTGTACGCATCTGGGATAAAACTGCTAGACTCATGAACTTATACGGATTTGATATTACCACAGGCGAGTATAAAGGGTCAAAGTCACCTAAATTTGAAAGTATTGAGGACAATTTGACAGACCTCGCTAACTATGCTATAATTGCATTAATCTTACTGAAAGGGAAATGGGGAAAGTAGTATGACTGAAGATTTTAAACAAGAGGCTGAAAATGAAACTGAGGGTGTAGAAAGTCTACATAACTATCAGTTGTTTGTGCGAAGTACAAAGGTGTACTCAGAAGAACACCATCTAATCTACCCAGTATTGGGTCTTGTCAATGAAGCAGGAGAAGTTGCGGGTAAGGTTAAGAAACTTATGCGTGACGACGATGGTCAATTAACTCAAGAAAGGTTTAATGACATTGTTTCAGAATTGGGTGATGTGCTTTGGTATGTTACTGCTGTTGCAGACGACCTCGGTATTTCTATTAGTGATGTATTTTATGAGAACTTCATGAAGATTAAAAGTCGTGCTCAACGTGGTGTAATCAAGGGAAGTGGAGATAACCGCTAATGAAACCAGGTAAGTATAGATTTTCTGTAGTCGCATTTACCTGCTCACGAGTTGACGGCGACGATTTTTATGAGTATGTTGTTCAGTTCACCTGTAGTGCGCAAGATACAGAAGAATTTAGTACACATAGTCTGCGGGCTATTTGTTATGAAGCCGATTCTACTAAGTTCGTAAAGTATCTACAAGAGAAGATGATTCTTACTGTAGAACGAGAATTGTGCTCTAAAGAAGTTTGTGAGATTTTGACCGATTTTTCTTTTACAAGTATTTTACAACAAGAGTCAGAGAATGACAAAGGAGATGCTACTGATGCCGAGTAGTTTTTTGAGCGACGAGTTTTTGAGTAAGTATAATGATAACCCCGAATGGAATTCCATTCTTGGGCAGTTTGTTTATCTTCGCACCTATTCACGGTTTCTTCCTGAATTGGGTCGCCGAGAACACTGGAAAGAAACGTGTCGTCGTGTCGTAGAATATTCTATGAGTCTTCACTCTGGTCCAAATGATATGACTCTGCTTCGTCAAGAGGCAGAGCATTTCTTTGACGAGATGTTTAATTTGCGCCTGTTTACTGCGGGTCGCACTATGTGGATTGGCGGAACGGAAGCTGCACGCAAGTTCCCCCTGTCAAATTTCAATTGTTCATTTACTGTAGTTGATTCATTTGATGCGTTTGTTGATGCCTTTTATTTGATGATGCTTGGTACAGGGGTTGGTTTCCGTGTACTTCCGCAAGATGTTTATCAACTACCTGCGATTAAAACCAATGTAGTTGTGGCACACAAGCCGTATCATCCAAAGAAGCCTGACCAGCGTATTGAAGAAACTCAAGTTTACGAAGATTCCGGCGGTGTTTATATTATTGTTGGTGACTCGAAAGAGGGCTGGGTTAGTGCGTTAGACGCTTACTTCCAGACAATGCGTTCTGACAAGTATGTTGAGTCGATTATGATTAACTACGACAATGTTCGCCAACAAGGTGAGATTCTTAAAACATTTGGTGGTCGTGCTTCAGGTCATACCGCACTGCGTGATATGTTCAAGCAGATTCACCGTGTCATGTGTCGTGGTAATGCCCAGTTGAACACTGTACAAGCGATGGACATCATGAATATTATTGGCTCATGCGTAGTTGTTGGCGGTGTTCGTCGTTCAAGCGAGATTACCTTGTTCGATATTACCGACGATAATATTCTTGATGCAAAGACCAATCTTTGGAGTGACCCAAAGAAAGAAGAGTTCCGTTATCGCTCTATGAGTAATAACTCGGTTTACTTCCAAAAGAAGCCAACCCGAGAACAACTCAAGGATATTTTTGAACGTATTGCGAACAATGGTGAGCCAGGTTTTATTAATGCTGAAGCCGCATCTAAACGTCGCCCATACTATGCAGGTACCAACCCATGTGCAGAGATTCTCCTTGCCGACAATGGCGTGTGTAATCTCTCAGAAATTAACATGGCTGGTTACGTTAAGCACGGTAAAATTGACTTTAATGCGTTGGCAAATGCAATCATCTTGGCTACTCGTATTGGTCTTCGTATGACCACGGTGACACTTGAACTTCCCCATTGGGATGAAGTGCAGAAGCGTGACCGCTTGACTGGCGTTTCATTCACCGGCTATGTGGAGGCTTTGGATGCGTGTGGAGTTGACTCAACTGATGTCGATGCACTTGTTCCAATTATAAACTCAGACGGTAGTTTGTTGCAATATCCATTGGCGATGTTCTTGCAGGAGTTGAATAAGATTGCGAATAATGCGGCTCAAGAGTATGCCAGTGTTCTTCGTATTCCTACACCTCTCCTAGTTACGACCGTTTACTAAAGTTTGGCGGTCTTTAAACTGTGTGAACTGCTGGAAAGCTAAGTCATAAAGATATGCTAATCAGCATCCTTGTCAGTGACACAAAAATAGTGTATAATAATAGAGTACCTTATGGTACTTTAGCACATCACTGATGGGGTTCAGAGACTAGACGTAAGTCGTAGAGTACAAGTGTACTCGAAGCGCACAGCACAGAAATGTGATGATATAGTCCGACCCTTATCGAAAGGTAAGGTAGTTATGTATGTTTATTTAGTTAGGAATGAGTTAACTGGTTCTGTTTATGTAGGTATTACTCGGTCTAGTTTAAAAGTTCGCTGGAAGTCACACAAGAGTTCTAGTAAAAGAGGAAAAAAATTAAAACTATATGATGCGATGCGTAAATATGGCTTTGAAAATTTTTCTATTTCTATATTAAAAACTTGCGAGAGTGAAGACGACCTTTTAGCGTCTGAGAAATACTATGTTAAATATTATCGGGATTTACTTGGTGATACTTATAATATACTTGATGGTGGTGAATCTTATTTTCCAATAAATGATGTGTCCGATTGGAAAAATAAGTTAAAAAAAGCAAGAGTTGGTAAAACTCCAGCTAAAGGAATGAAGCACTCTTTAGAAAATAGAGAATTGTTCAGTAAGGTGTCAAAAGATTACTGGAATTCTCAAGAAACGTATAATTCTGAAGAGATTGTTAAATTAACCTTTAAAGAAGCAAACACTAAGTATAGCATAAGTAAAACGCATTATTATAGATTAAAAAAATCTATGAATATTCCTAATACAAAACGCAGTTATAATGCTGAGGATATTCTTAAGTATTCTTGTAAAGACGCAGTAAGTAAGTTTGGAATAAGCCGTCGTCATTACGTATACTTAAAAAATAAACATAGAAAACAGGCAGGAAATAACGAATCCTGTTGAACAATAGCAAACCGAGTGGTACGATTGCTCAACTTCCTACGGTGTCTAGTGGGGCTCATGCGTCATATGCGCCGTATTACATTCGGCGTGTTCGTATTTCAAGTTTTGACCCGCTTGCGAAGTCAATGCTTGCCGTTGGTTATCCAACTTACCCAGAAGCATCAGTAATGATGCCAGATGAGTTCGACCGTCTTGGTGACTATGAAAAGATGCAGGTTCTTGATAAGGCACAGACGTGGGTTATCGAGTTCCCAATTCGCACGAGCGCAACCCGTTCAGCGAATGAAGAGTCTGCTGTGGAACAGCTGAAGCGTTACTTCATTCTCCAGAAGTATTGGACCGACCATAATACGTCGATTACCGTAACTTTTGACGAGACTGAAGTGGATGCTATCATTGATATGATTATGGATAATTGGGATAGTTACATTGGCGTTTCATTCTTGCCCAAATATAGTGGTGCCTATCCGTTGATGCCTTATGAGGAAATTACTGAAACTAAGTATGTTCTGCGTCACATGGATATTGCACATATTTCATGGCAAGATATTGTAAAGGCTCTCTACGCTCGTGAGGCAATTGCCACGGACGAGGACGAGTTTGACCCAGATTGCGCCGGTGGGGCGTGCCCAGTTCGCTGACACAAAAATAGAGTATAATAGTAGAGGGGTAGTTTACTAAGGGTATGCTACCCCTTTCTATTGTCTTAAGGATAATTTATGACCAAAAAATCACGGTTTCAAGAAATTTTAAAGGATTATAGTGACAAATATGACCTAGAAACCCTTAATTCCCCGAATGACCGAGCAAATCTAGAGATTCTGATTCAAAATCAGGTACTTATTGAGCGTCTGCAACAAGAGATGCTCATACTAACTGAGGCTGATTCTATTATGGATAACATCGAGTCGATTCAGCGTATCGGTAATTCTATTCGTGACCTTATCGAAAGAAACTTACAGGTTGAACGTGCGCTTGCTCTTGACCGCAAAACACGTAAATCCGAGAATTCTGATAGTATCTCAAGTTATCTAACAACACTAAAAGTAACGGCGCAAAACTTTCTAGAGAAACGTCTTATCAAAGTCTATTGCCCCGATTGTAAAATATTACTGGCAAGATTCGCACCTGTTATGGAGCATACTGCATTTCATTTCGAGACGCAGTGTAGTCAGTGTAATAAGCGAGTTACTATGACTCGAAAGAGTGCCGCAGACGGAGTGTTCTTTGATATTAAAGATTATAAGTGGAGAAAAAAATATCTTTATGAAGTTGTTCAACCATCTAAGTCGAGCGATATTCCTGAGATTGAGAGCGAGGAAGATATTATAATAATGGAGGACACGGATGGCTCTACAGAAGAAAATTGATGACTCAGAGTTAGCCCTGCTCGAAATTATTGAAGACCCTGTGTGGTTTAGTGAATTTTTGCGCTCAACAAATAATGCAGACATGAATAAAAACAACTGGTCTTCTGATGAGTTTAAGCACAGACCCTACCAGAAAGAAATTCTTACAGACCAGAATAAACATATTGTTATTACCGGTGGTCGTTCTATTGGTAAATGTCAGCCTACGACAGCACGCATATTTACAACCGAGGGTTTTAAAACAATAAAAGAGTTACTTAAAAAAGATTCTTTTATTACGTATGCGTACACAACTGATGGTAAGTTCAGACAGCGGCGGGCTACAATTACCAAAGATAAGTGGACTAAACTTCACAAATTCAAGACCGAGACACAGGAAGTTGAATGTACCTATAATCATCCGATTCTTACGCCACGAGGTTTTGTTGTGGCAGGGGATTTAAAGATAGGTGACTTAATCGCAGTTACAAATCAGTTACCTACTGACCATTGTGTGTATAATACATTCTCTTGGTTCGAGCTACGTGCGATGGGTTATGATATTCTTAACAATGTTAAAGTGGTCGGCTATATGGGCTTAAAACCCAGATTTAAACAAATTGCTGAAGAACTTGAGTTTATTGCTAAGAATATGTACCTTACGGTGCGCATTGAAGACGGTAGATACTACCTTGACCGCATTAAAACAGGGCAAACTCGACACTACATTCGTCAACTATGGCGAGAATGTGGTATTAACACAACAAAGAACGAGCGGAAGCGGCAGAACCTAGACTTCATTAAGAATCAACGCCTTGAAAACATTAAGGTATTTCTAGAGGCGGTCTTTGCCCAGTACGCTACATTTGACCGGTACCAGGTATCTCTGCGAATACCAAATGAAAACTTTACAAAAGAGTTTCAAGAAGTTCTGATGTACTTTGGTATCAGTACGGTACGTAAGAAGACAAAAGATGTTGTACAAAAAACATATGGCTATGGCGGCGATTTTTCTATTTGGGAAATTACTACCTTAGATAAAGAAAATGCACTTCGTTTTTGGGCTACGTTTAATATCCCAGGAATTAAGGTAAATCTTGATTTAAGTAACATCGAGCCACCTGACAATATCCGCTGGGAACCAATTATTAGCCGACACAGCCGCAGTTACAATATGCCCACGTATGCCGTTCACGTCTATACTGATGAGACCTACATTTCAGATTATGTTGTTGTACACAATTCGGTGATTATTGAGGACTTGCTTACATATCAAATTGTAAA